CTGCCCATGGGGTGCTGTTGCTGTGCATCATTTTCCCGATTGCCTTCTTTCAGTTCAGATACTTGAGCAAAAAGCTGGAGTTTTGAAAAAGATACGTTTTGCTATCATTTTCGTAATTCTCTCTGCGTTGGCGATCGCCTGTCTGTTGCCTATTTACTGGATGGTAAAGGGCAGCTTCGAGACGATGGGAACCGTGATGAAGGTCCCGCCCAGTTTCATTGTCCATACACCGACGCTGAGGAATTATGTTACCTTGATCCTCAAGCATCCCGTGTTGAGGTGGACGCTGAACAGTATGATAGTAGCCGTGAGCGTGACCGCCGGTAGTGTGCTGGTCTCTTGCCTGGCCGGCTATGCCTTCGCCAAGAAGGAGTTCCGAGGCAAACAAGGGCTGTTTTGGGCATTGCTGGTGACAATGATGGTCCCGTTCTATACGATCCTCATTCCACGGTTCATCTGGGTGAAACAACTGGGCCTGTACAACACCTATGCCGGAATGATCCTGCCCCTTATCTTCAGTGCTGGGTCAATCTTCCTTGCCCGACAGTACATGACCACTATATCCTCTGAGCTGATCGATGCTGCAAAGATCGATGGGGCAAGTGAGGTGCAGGTCTTTCTGTATATCATCGTGCCGATTTCCAAGCCACTGATCGCAGTCCTGAGCATATTCGGTTTCATGGGGAACTGGTCTGCATTTCTGTGGCCGTTGATTATTACTAGCTCAAGCAGTATGAGGACCTTGCCCATCGGGATCGTGACCGCTGCGGCCTTGCCAGGGCAGTTGATCGACATTGGCGTTTCTATGGCAGGAGCGACCTTGGTGGCGTTGCCAATGTTTATAGTGTTCATCTGCTTCCAGAAATACTTTATAAAGGGTATTACCATCGGGTCAATCAAGGGGTGAGGCTTGACTTCTATTGTTAGGTAGTTATAATTATATGAGGGAGGAAAGACATGTATTCTGCTTTTCTAGATCGAAAGACCCATTTAGGTGGTGAGTTTGGTTTTGATCCTGTATGGATGCCGGATTTCCTATTTGATTTTCAGCGTCTGCTCGTTGAGTGGGCGATCCGTAAAGGACGCGGCGCGATCTTTGCTGACTGTGGCTTGGGCAAGACACCAATGCAGCTTGTCTGGGCCGAGAATGTGACCCGCAAGACTGGGGGAAACGTACTTATCATTACTCCTCTCGCGGTAGGGGCTCAGACAATAGAAGAGGGGGTCAAGTTTGATATTGAGGTTCAGCGGTCGAATGATGGCACGGCTCATAGGGGGATAACCATAACTAACTATGAACGGTTGCATTACTTCGATTATAGGGACTTCGCAGGGGTAGTTTGTGATGAATCAAGTGCGATCAAGAACTTTAATGGCAAGCATCGGGCAATAGTTACTGACTTTATGCGAAAGCTAAAGTACCGGCTTCTATGTACGGCGACGGCTGCACCTAATGACTATATTGAGCTTGGCACATCAAGCGAAGCCCTGGGATATTTGGGACACGTTGACATGCTTAATCGGTTCTTTATCAACAAGCAGAACACAAGTGACATGAAAAGCCGTCACGGGATCTATGGGAAACAGGGATGGAGGTTCAAGGGCCATGCAGAGAACCAGTTCTGGAGATGGATCTGCTCTTGGGCACGTGCATTGCGCCGACCGTCTGACCTTGGCTTTGACGATGCACGATTTCTCTTGCCTGAGTGCAAGATACACCAATATCAAGTCAAAGCCCGCCGGAAGCGTGAGGGTTTCCTGTTTGATCTTCCAGCGATAGGGTTCTATGAGGAGCGTGAGATGCGACGGCGTACGATCCAAGAAAGGTGTGAGAAAGCAGCTGCGTTAGTGGCCGATACGGGAAAATCTGCTGTCTGTTGGTGTCACCTTAATGATGAAGGAAATTTGTTGGAAAAGCTGATTCCCGATTCCGTCCAAGTAAGCGGGTCAGATACAATCGAGGCAAAAGAGGAGGCGCTTCTTGCGTTTTCGCATGGGAACGTCCGAGTATTGGTTATCAAACCGCGTATAGGGGCATGGGGTCTTAACTGGCAGCATTGCGCTCACATGACCTTCTTTCCGTCGCACTCGTTCGAGCAGTATTACCAGGCAGTGAGAAGATCATGGCGGTTTGGCCAAGAGCATCCTGTCGTAGTAGACATCGTGACCACTGAGGCTGGATCGGGTATAATGAAGAACCTGCAACGCAAAGCAGATCAAGCCGATCGAATGTTTTCATCGCTTGTATCTTATATGAATGATGCACTGTCAATTAGGAGAAAGGACGGATTCACTGAAAGGGAGGAAGTACCATCATGGCTGTAAAGGAACAGGTCATTACCGATAGCTACGCACTATACCACGGCGATTGTATTGAGGTCATGCCCATTCTACCAAAGGAATCAATACACCTATCGATTTACTCACCGCCGTTTGCTGGCTTGTATCACTATTCATCAAGCGAGCGTGACCTATCTAATTGTAAGGACTATGAGGAGTTCTTTGAGCATTATGAGTTCGTTGTTCGCGAGCTCGTTCGCTTGACTATGCCAGGTCGTATTTCGGCTGTTCATTGCATGGATGTTCCAACCAGTAACACGGGGCACGATGCTTTGATGGACTTCCCTGGCGATATAATCCGGCTTCATCTTAGGCTAGGATGGGATTATGTTTCCCGCTATCACGTGTGGAAGGAGCCACTTGGCGTCCGTAATCGTACAATGGCAAAGAACCTGTCGCATAGAGGAATAGTGGAAGATTCATCGCAGTGTTCATGTGCATCTGCTGATTACCTCTTAATCTTCCGTAAGCATGGGGAGAATAAGATCCCGATTACTCACCCTCATGGGCTTATTGATTATGCGGGAGAGCGCAAAGTACCCAACGAGTTGTTGAAGTACCGTGGATGGAAGGGCAACCAGATCAAGAACAGGTATTCCCACTGGATCTGGCGACAGTATGCGAGTGCTTTCTGGGACGATGTAAGGCTCAAACGCGTTTTGCCGTACAAGGAAGCCAGGGATTCCGAGGACGAAAAGCACGTCCACCCTTTGCAGCTGGATGTCATCGACCGTTGCCTAGTCCTATGGAGCAACCCAAGGGAAAACGTGTTGACCCCATTCATGGGGGTTGGCTCGGAGGTCTACTCAGCTGTGCGCTCAGGGCGGCGCGGAATCGGGATAGAGCTAAAAGGTTCATACTTCAATCAGTCAAAGAAGAACGTTGAGCAAGCGGACAAAGAGAAGCCTGTTACCATGTTATTGAAGTTTGGAGAGGAAAAGTGAACGAGATATACCAGAAGATAGAGCAAGAGATTCAAGACGCTCGGAAGAAGTTCCCGCCATTCCACAGCCAGCATGAAGCGTATGCTGTGATCCTAGAAGAGCTGGACGAATACTGGGACAAGGTTAAGCAGGACGAAGACGGTAGAGATGAATTGATCCAAGTGGCTGCGATGTGTATAACTGCGATAAGGGAAACATAGGGACTTGACTTTTCCCTATCAATGCTTATAATTATAAAATATGGGCCGGAGAAGTAGCGTTATCTCACTATGAAACCGCTACCTCACTAACTTGCCCAATAAAAGATAGGGGCCGGAGTTAAAAGGTTACCTTAATCGAAACAAGCAACCCTTTTAATATAACTTGCCCCAAAAAAGGAGGAAGAAGGAAATGGAAACTCAGTATAGCAAAAGAATCGATGCGATCATCTATTCGCCAATAACAAAAGGATTCACGAAGGAGGATTGGTTGATTCTTGCTGAAGCGGCACGAGATCAGAGAGGAGATGTAACTAGCACAATTACAACTAGGCTAGCACACGAGACGGTCTATAGCGACGGTGATATAACATTTTCGCTGGCAGACATTTAACATATTAAGCACCTTAAAACGGTTCCTGATGGAGATCCAAATGGCTTGTGGCTTATCACGCGGCAAACGACTTGGAATTATGACCAGGATATGTGGGATAATCCAATCTATATTCCGCAAAGTAAGGCACAGGAAGTCTTGTCTGCATGGTGTCGTTTCCGAAGCGAGATCGATCCAGTAAAGAACACCCCATGACTGCCACTATATGTATGAATATGACATATATCTATGCCTTATCAGATCCTAGGACAAATGCAATTAGGTATGTAGGAAAGTCAAATGATCCAGATCGTCGCCTGCAAGATCATATTGTACAGGCCCCAAGAAACAAATATCGTACAGCCCGATGGGTTAATTCTTTGATTCAACAAGGTCTTGTCCCTGGCATTGAGATCCTAGAAGAAGTTGTAGATTCTGAATGGCAAGTATCAGAACGAAAGTGGATTCTTCTCTGTCGGGCACAGGGGTGTGATTTAACGAATCATACTGATGGAGGGGAAGGAGTTCATAATCCAGATAAGGAGGCCCGAGAAAGACTATCTAAATCTCGTCGGGCATTGTTTCAGAAACCTGGATTCAGGAAAAAAATGCGCCTAGTGTATCAAGACCCTAAAAGGTGTGCTAAAATATCACATGCGCTTGTAGGTAAACCGAAAAGCAAGGAACACATTGCAAGGCTTCCGCAGAATAATCCAGGGTGGCATCATACAGAAGAGGCTAAAGCAAAAATTCGAGCAGGCTGTCGAGGTCGAGGGCATAGATGGACATCAGAAGAGGCAACTATGATAGCAAAACGGAATAAAGAGAACTGGTATGGGATTGGGAATAAGTCGAGGACAGGACAGACACGCAGCAAAGAAGAGCTTGCCAAGGTATCAAAGGCACTTAAAGGACGGCGGAAGACTGAAGAACACAAAGAGAAAATACGAAAAGGATTGTTAACATATTGGGCTAGCGAGAAAGGGAGGGAGCGACAACATGGATTCTTATCGAAATCACTTTAGTACAAGGCAAACTTCTCAGAGGGAGAAACTACCTGGCTCTGATCAGGTTAAAAATGATGCTGGGGGTTTTGCATGGACTTTGGATGATTGGGGTAGGTTAGAAAGATTTATTCTATTAGGTACGATGGGCGGCACATACTATGTAGGTGAACACAAGCTCACGGTTGACGCTGCTGAGGCTGTTGCGCGGTGTCTGAAGGAAGACGGTCCTCGAACGGTCAATACGATAGTTGACATCTCCGTTGAGGGAAGGGCTCCGAAGAACGATCCTGCTCTTTTCGCTCTGGCAATGGCATCCTCTGTGAGTGATAAGGCCACCAAGAAACTGGCCCTTGCCGCAATCCCTAAGGTGGCTCGGATAGGGACTCACCTGTTTCACTATTTGAATTACGTTGAGGGATTTCGTGGTTGGGGAAGAGGATTGAGGGAAGCGATTGCCGATTGGTACAACAAGAAGCCGATTAGCCAATTGGAATACCAGGCAATTAAGTATAGGGCTAGGGATGGTTGGTCTCACCGTGATGCACTAAGACTGGCTCATCCAACACCCTCAACAGATGGGCATCAAGCACTTTACCAGTGGATTACTCATGGAGCAGATGAAGGTACTGCTTTGCCAATGAATCTTAGTTACAATGGCCTAGAGAAGGTTGCCGCTTTCGAGAAAGCACAGAAGGCAGACAAGAATGAAATCGTCAAGTTGATCGAGGAATTCGATCTGCCAAGGGAGGCCATACCGACTGAACATTTGAAGTCTGCTAAGGTGTGGAATGCCCTCT